CGGCTTCTTCTTTACTGTTATACCAGCTTTGTCAAACAGTGGCAAAGGCTTGTCTTTCTTCTTTGCCTTTTTTCTTTTTATGTAGTACGGCATATCATTCGTCTTTTAGTTCAACTCCCAAGCATAATACTTTATCAGACACACCTACATCATCAAATTCAAGTTCTGAATAACTTGTTTCGTATGGATAAGGATATATCTTACCGTACTTTTTATGCAACTCGATTATGTCTTCATCCGACAATTTCCGTCTGATACGCATTTCTATCTCGTAATCGTCAGAAAGATTTTCAATGACCTTTCTAAGCTGACCTACTGTCTTAATTTTGTCTATTCTCATAATCTTTGCCAATTAAAAGCCCCGGAGCGTATTCTCCGGGGCACAACCATTATTTAAAACCCGTGCCATTTATGTGTGGCTCACATTCATGAGGAGCGTAGGGGAATCGAACCCTCCAAACCATAATTGGGCAGTGCCAGCAATCATGATTAACTTGCCGATTGAAGCTTCATAAATCAACAAGTCCTTACAGTGCATATTGTACACTTATCCACAATAAGGAAACGCAGCCAGCGTCTACGCCCATGTTCGCCCGTCCCATCTTCACAGACCGGACAGGCAGGCTAAACAACGTTATTCCACGTAAACCATTGAAAACTCTTTAGGAATGAATCTACCTACCGGGATAGGTTTGGCAGATTCAATGGCTGTATGGATTTCCCTCTTTCTGAACACATGTCCCTTTTCTTTGGCTTGTTTCTCACATTCCTCCTCTTTGTTTTTGAGGTAGTGGGTAATAAGCATCATCGCTCGGTCAACGTTGAAGGTGTTCACGACAAAAGTCTGAACCCTTTCGTCTTCATTCTCCCCATCCGTGAATGTGATTTTCGTCTCAATCTGGTAGAACTTCTTTTCATCCGGCTTGGCTTCTTCGTCACTATCTTCCGTCTCATCGTCCATCTTGTCAGCGTATTCTGCCATAGTGATTTCATTTTTGAGATAGGCAGTCGAAGCGTCATCAACCTTGCGCTCTTTCAAATTGTCGGTAAGAATCACGCAGGAATCGAATTCCTTTGCCATCGTTAAGGTGAATCCCGATTGATAATTAAGCTCGATGTAGTCTTTCAATATGGTGCAAGCATTCTCCAACCCTGTTGCGTAAAGCAGGAACTTGCTTTTCTTACCTCCTATTTCCGCTTGGGCAATATGCGGATATAACACATTATTTTCATTCTCGAACGCCAAACGGTTCTGATTGCTGACTTCCACTTCCCTGATACCGTCAGCTTCCATGCTGAAACGAATTTTCGCCAAAATGTCTTGGTCTATCAGCGTACCACGGTCGAAAAGAATCTCATTCCGTTCAATCGTTACTGTTTCACCGGTATCTTCATCAATGAAAGATTCCTCCCATGTTTTGAGGACACGTTTTGCAAGGTACATGTTGAGCATCTTCTTTGGGTCAGATGTCACATACCGGATTTCTGTTTTTCTTGTTTCTATCATAACTAAATAAATTCTTGATTTCTTTGTATTTCCTGCTGGGCGTATATCAGCATTTGATGTTCATTTGCAGCCGGCAGATAGATACCTGCCACTGATGCACTCCAATTACGGAAACGGTCAATACTCAGGGTCATTTCACCTGTTGTCAGTTCGGCAGAACTGCGTAAATAGGTTACTTCATTGCCTTTCTTGTTGACCGTCTTACGTTCAAACAAATCACGGTTGCAAGTCCTCTTATAAAAATCAATTTTTGCTTCATCGAGGCTGCAACCGTATTCACTACCGAAATACCCTAAAAGAAGATGCAAGTAGCTGTTTTGGGCAAGCGTGCGGTTAGGAAGCTTCTTTTTTACTTCCACAACGGCCCGCTCCTTGAACAGTTTATTTACATACTCCTTAAACTTGGGTATTTGGTATTCATTTTTCAAGTCGTATATCATCCATTTCCAAAGATTTTAGTATCGGTTATAAGTGCTCTGTTTTCTTCCAAGAACCGGATAAACTCCTCACAATGATTAGTAAGAATAGGAATATCACGTTCAGGATTGAAAACGTATGTTTCTGTATAGGTATCTACCACATAGCC